GGGAAGGTATGGACGGTGCATTAACTGATGCCATTATGAACAAGTATTTTGCTATAAAAGAATTGTACGAAGTCAAATTTGATACTCTGTGGCATACTTTTGACGAAGTTTGCAAAGAGTATCATATTGCTCGTAAACTGGCAGGACTTGAGCGAGACAAAGAGCTAGAAAGTTTGTTTGACGAAGAGCACTACTAATGGAACATTGGAAGATTCCTGATACTTGTCCAAACTGTGGTGAGTATTTAATTGGAGATGGGTATAGTAACGGAGATCCTGTACGATGCCCCGAAGCTTTAGAAGAGGACTGGTGGTACAGCGAACCAGACAGCGGGCCGTGGTATTGTCACTACGATCCCGACGAGTGATTATGACAGATAATGTAAATAAACCACCACACTACACCGCCCACCCAAGCGGTGTTGAGTGTATACAAATTACTGAACACATGAACTTCTGCCTGGGTAATGCGCTCAAGTATATCTGGAGAGCAGGACTTAAACAGAATGAGGTGGAAGATTTAAAAAAAGCAATATGGTATCTAAATAGAGAGATTGAGAGACTAGAAAATGGTAAAGAAGAAAGATTGGGAGAACCTTACTCCATCGAATATAGAGAAAGTGATAACCCTCTTGAATCCCCAAGACGGCTCGAAACCAATAACAAAAAAAGAAGCTTGTTCAATACTGAACATTTCATACAATACGGCGAGACTCTCTAAGATTATAGAGGATTATGATGAAAGAACCGCATACATACAGCTACGAAAATCTCAAAATAAAGGTAAGCCCGCTACAGAAATGGAAATCTCAGAAGTCATTCGAGATTACTTATCAGGGGATTCAATTGCTTCCATCGCTAAGTCCTTGTATAGATCCTCCGGATTTGTCAAGTCCATTGTGGAAAGAGTCGGTATCCCTAGTAGAGGGGTATCTAAAGAAGAACGGACTGAAGTACACTACTTACCCGATGAATGCATAGCTGAAGAGTTCGAAGAAAAAGAAATTGTTTGGTCTGCTAGGCATCATGCCCTTGCAGAAATTAGATACGAGCTATCTGTAGATTACCAAGCAGAGAAAGCTGGATTTAAAGACACAAACTATGAAGATAAATACGGCGCAAAGTGTTATAATATTTGGGTATCAGAGCCTTTTGATTCTGATAAAGAATTCTGGATGGGCGGTATTGAGACAGGCGGATTCTATGCTACTTCACTTACATATGACCTAGGCTCCCTAAAGCATTTAGAAAAGTATGGGGTTGACCTTTCACGTTTATAAAAATAGTTCTTGACTTTTTACTTTATTTTGAAGTATAATATAATTTCAAAAGTGAGGGAACCTATGGGCGACCGATTTTATCAACAACAACTAAATCGTCTGGGCGTATGTCCAGGCTCCACTAACAAAAAGAGGAAAAGAAGAATGGCATGGGACGATGATAAGAAGGCTCAAGCGGTAGCAATGTACGAAGAGCAAGATCCTACTCCAGAAACCAGTATGGAAATTGTGAAAGCAATTGCAGAAGAACTTGAAGAGTCTCCTAACGGTGTTCGCATGATCTTGACTAAAGCTGGCGTATATGTAAAAAAGACACCGGCCTCTGGTGGCAGCACTTCATCCAGTAAGAGTACTGGAGGTGGTCGTGTATCAAAGCAGGCAGCTCAAGATTCTTTGATTGCAGCGCTATCTGATGCAGGTCAAGAAGTTGACGAAGATGTTATTTCAAAGCTGACTGGCAAAGCAGCTCAATACTTTGCTGGTGTTATCGGTAACGTAGCCGCTAACTAAATAGAATTTAGATTCAACCACTTCCTTTCGGGGGAGTGGTTTTCTGCTATCTAAAGAAAGAACCTTTGAGTTCGGCAAAGTAAAAAATTTTACTGACCTGCTACCAAAGGAGAATTTGTGAAAAAAGAAGAACTAGCAGAACTTGTAAATGACTATGGTGACGCAATTATTACTTATCGTAGTGAAAACTCGAATAAGTTAAAATATAATGTTTGCACCCTGGATTTTTCTACACCATATATACAAAGTAAGAAAAATAGAGCAAAAGCTTCCGAAGAAACCCTACTATTATTTTGTTGGGATACGGACTCATATCGCCTACTAAAACCTAACAATGTAACCAGTGTAGTACCATTGTCCTCAGTTTTACAGAACGAGGCTTAACAATGGAATTACATGAAGCTCCCGAAATGTATGAAAAAGTCATACACTACGATGAAGAAAAAGAAGTTCAAGTTAGATTAACGGTAAGCACCTTTCGAGGAGTAGAGTATTTACACCTTCGTAAATATTATTTAGATTTTAATGAAGAGTGGAAGCCTACGCCAGAGGGAGTAGCAATGCCTCTAGATTTTAATAATAGTAGAGAATTATTTGTTGGTTTAACTGAAATTTTATCTTTGGCTGAAAGCAAAGAAATCATAGAAGAACAGTTCCAGGACCTAATTAATAACCTTTACCTAAAATAGTTCTTGACAATTCCCTAAAACTTTAGTATAATATCTTATCAAATTTGGGAGATAGTATGCGAGAATTTCTTGAAAAGGCTAGTGTTGCTTATTACTGTGGTTATCCGTTGATTTCGGATGCAGAGTTCGATGCACTCACAGCTAAGTATGGGTACAATGTAGTAGGTCATGTCATTACTGACGGTGTACCTCACTTACATAAAATGTACTCCCTTCAAAAAGTTTTTAACATAGATGATATCCCTACCCCCAACTCAAAGTACTTTTGTACTCCTAAGTTGGATGGTGCTGCTGTGTCTTTGACTTATATCAATGGGCACTTAGCACTTGGTTTGACTCGTGGGGACGGTAATATTGGCCGAGATATTACTGACAAGCTAGAACTGCTAGTACCTAATAACATCTCTTTTAAAGGAGAAGTTTTTGTTACTGGCGAAGTAGTTTGCCCTTCGACTGTCACCAATGCGAGAAACGTCGCAGCGGGGTCACTAAATCTAAAAGATTTGGGAGAGTTTCGTACTCGTCCACTGACCTTTGTGGCTTACGATGTACAAGGCGTTGAATACGAATTGTACACTGAGGCGCTTTCTCTTTTGGCCCAGGAAGGATTTAACACGGTTGATACCTTCGAGTACCAAAACTATCCTACGGATGGTATGGTTTATCGTATTAACTGTCGTAAATCTTTCGATAAGATGGGACATACAGCTCACCACCCTCGAGGCGCTTTTGCTCTCAAAGAGCAGAAAGAGGGGGTGAATACAGAATTACTCGATGTTGTGTGGCAAGTTGGCAAATCTGGAGTGGTCAGTCCAGTAGCTATACTTGATCCTGTCGAAGTGGAGGGCGCTCTTGTGGGCCGAGCTACTCTACATAACATCGAGTACATTCGCTCTCTTGAACTAGAAATTGGTTGCACTGTAGAAGTTATTCGTAGTGGAGAAATTATTCCTCGAATTTTACGACGTGTTGACCTTTGAAAAAATAGTTCTTGACTTTTACCTCACTTTTTCGTATAATATATTTTACTTTTTCGGAGAATCAAAATGCTGCGAGCGATCATGCCTCCTACAGACTGCCCGTCCTGCGGGTCAGACCTGGAGTGGGTGAATCAACTTCTATATTGCAAGAATGCCGTTTGTGGCGCTCAAAAGCAAAAGAAGATAGAGCATTTTGCAAAAACTCTGAAAATTAAGGGCTTAGGCCCTGCGGCTATAGAGAAGCTGGGCATTCAAGACTTCGATGAAGTATACACTCTCGATGTGGGGTATATAACTTCAGCTTTGAGTTCTGAAAAAATTGCACTAAAGTTAAAAAGTGAGATAGACAATTCAAAGTCTGCCCCACTTAACTTAGTGTTGCCTGCTTTTGGTATTCCATTAATCGGAAAAACGGCAACGAAGAAGCTGTCTGAGACTGTTAAAAATATTAGTGAAATAAATACAGACACTTGTATGCGTGCCGGATTAGGCCCAAAAGCAACCGAGAATCTTATATCTTGGCTCATGGACGAGTTCTACACTTTCTACGATGGGTACTTACCTTTTGATTTTAAATTTGCATCAGTGGAAAAAGTAGAAATTAAAGGAGTAGTTTGTATTAGTGGACGTTTGAAGAGTTTCAAAACGAAAGCTGACGCAAATGAAACTTTGTCAAGCCTGGGCTATGAAGTAAAGTCTAGTCTTACAAAAGACGTAACGATTCTTGTAAATCAGAGTGGTATAGAATCCGCAAAAACTAAACAGGCCAGAGACTCTGGCATAACCATTGTAACAAATCTAAGTGAATTTCTAGGAGAACACTAATATGGCACTTCCTAAGTGGACTGATGAGCGTACTGCTCAATTAACAGCTTTCGTCGGTGACGAGAGCCCCGTGTCCCAAGACACTGTTGCTGAAGCAGCAGACAATCTTGAGACTTCTACCCGTTCTATCTCTAGCAAGCTCCGTAAAATGGGCTATGAAGTAGAATTGGCATCTTCTCGATCCTCTCGCGCTTTCAGTGCAGATCAAGAAGCAACTCTTTCTGCTTTTGTCTCTGACAATAGCGGTGAGTATACTTATGCTCAAATTGCTGAGCATTTTGAAGGCGGAGCTTTTTCCGCTAAGTCTATCCAAGGCAAAATTTTGTCTATGGAATTGACCGATCATGTTAAACCTGCACCTAAGGTTGAGACTGTTCGTACCTATTCTCCTGAAGAGGAGTCTAAGTTTATCTCTATGGTAAACGACGGTGCTTTCGTTGAAGCTATTGCAGAAGCTCTTGATCGTTCTGTAAACTCTGTACGTGGTAAGGCTCTCAGCCTGCTTCGTTCAGGTGAAATCGACGCTATTCCTCGACAAGAGCACACCAAGGGCGGAGCTAAGGAAGATCCTTTGGCAGACCTCGGTGATGTGTCTGGAATGACTGTTGAAGAAATCGCAGAGGCAATCGGCAAGACTGCTCGCGGTGTTAAGACTATGCTAACTCGTCGTGGCCTTTCAGCCGCTGACTATGATGGCGCTTCAAAGAAAGAAAAGGCTGCTGGTTAAGTAGACTTTCTTTTGAGCAACCGTGGCGGGTGCGTTGCGGTTGCTTTTTTTGTACTCGGGGAATTTAATTGAATATTGCTTCTGCATTAATCAAACAGATTATTGTGCTTCAGGATGGAGACACCTGGAGTTACTTGCGTAAGCATTATTTACCCAACGAGTACCACACCATCTTTAGTATTATTGATGGACACTCCCAGAAGTATCATACTGTTCCTACATTTGAGGATTTAAAGTTTGAGATTCGGGATAGTGCTACGCAAGAAAAAATTCTTGCTATAGAAGCACTGGAAGTTGAAGCAGACGCTTCTATGCTGCTTCAATATCTAAAGAATGAGTATACTCAAAAAGAGATATTATACTCACTCGAAAAATATATTGACCATTCTATATCTTTTGAAGATGCAGAAGAGTCAGTATCTCATCTACATCAAATTGTTCTGGACATAGAAGATAAAGTAGAGCTAGAACAACCACAGGAAAGTATGCAACGTATTTCCCTATTTCCTGATGAAGATGAGTTGGAAAAGTACCTGCCCCTCGGACTCAATACCGCGTTTGATGATGAGTTCAAGTTTTCTCCCCGAGATTTGATTCTTGTTGGTGGTAAACGAGGGGCAGGTAAATCCATTACTTGTGCTAACATTGCAAATACAGTGTACGAAAGTGGAAAATCTGCTATCTATTTCACAATCGAGATGGATAGTCGTGAGATTCTACAAAGATGTTGTTCCATTGCTACTGGAGTTCCTCACGAGCGTATTCGCAAACGTAATCTTAGTATTACTGAGTGGGGGCTTGTCTCAGCTTGGTGGGCAAATCGTTTTGTCAACCCAGAAGAAAAATTGAAGGAGTATCAAGAGCATAAAGACTTTGATCGTCTACACTACGATCTAAAAACTAATTGTGAGCTTCTCCCGACTCAACAATTAGATGTTGTCTATGATGCCTCTCTTACACTTTCAAAGATTCGGGCAGAGCTGGACAAGAAAGTAAAAAGTGCAATGGATGTGGGTGTAATCATTGTTGACTATATCAACCAGGTCAAGCGCTCTAATCTTCCATCACGATCAGGTCAGTATGACTGGACTGAGCAGATAGAAGTAAGTAAAGCACTTAAATCAATGGCCCAAGAGTATGAAGTGCCAATCTATAGCCCCTATCAAATAGATGCTACTGGAGAGGCTCGCTTCGCCAAAGGTATTCTCGATGCAGCGGATGCAGCTTTCACGATTGATACGTGGAATACTGAAGATGCTATTATGACATTTAATTGTACTAAAATGAGAAGTGGTAAAATGGGGACATTCACCTCTACTATGAATTGGGAAACCCTAAAAATTGGCCCTGAATCAGCACTCACACCAGATGAAAAAGAAGAAAATGAGCACAAGACTGGTGAAGAAATAAACGACATCTAAAAATAGTTCTTGACACTCCTGCTGATTTTTGATATAATATATCTTCTATTGGCAGGAGTTTTTTATGGGAGTTATAC